CATCTTTATTATAATCTTCTTCTTGTCCATTGTCAAGTATATCATCCTGTGCTTTCTGTTCACAATCATATAGTCTCATCTTTGCACGATCAATACCTATCACAAATCGCTTGTAGATAGTTGGATCATTATATCTATTCTTTAATTGCTTAACCATTATCTGATTTAGCGTCTCCAGTTCCTCAGTAGATATAAGAGCAAACATAAGATCAGCAGTGGCTGGGAGACCAAAGGATTCGCTTGTATCAGTAAGATCGACATCACTACTACCATAGCCAGAACGAGTCGTCTGAGTAGCGGAGACGATAGGTACGCAAGCCTCAACCGCAAGCCCACGGAGCTCTTCCGCAATCGCTTTAATATAGGAATACGAATTAACATTGCCTAGTTTAGAATATCGGGATGATGCACAAATATTTAGATAGTCTATGTATATTATATCAGGTTTGAATGATTTTTTCAATGCCAGATCATTTAGTAGTGCCCTAAAGTGACCTACATGTGCTGATGCTGTAGGGTATTCTTTGATGACTAGTTTACCTTGTGTTTTCTTAGCAATGTTAGTTACCTTATTTTCAAACATAATCTTAGGTAACTCAGTAATGTTCTGTATATCACAGTTCAGAAGGTTAGAGTCTATCCTTTCGGCAATCTTTTCTTCTGCCATCTCAAGAGTAATATACAAAACGTTCTTACCTTGGAGTAGAACAGAACTAGCACAATGACACATGAACAAAGACTTACCCACACCAGTCCCTGCAAGAGCAACATTGAGAGTCTTGTTAGGAAGACCGCCTTTTGTAATCTTGTTGAAGAATTCCAGATCAAATGGAATCTTCTCTTCTTTCTGATGATAGAAGTCGTATCGTTCTTCGTAATCTTCAAGGTAATCGTGACCTATATGGTTATCGAATGTAACTGCTAATGCTTCTGATAATATACTTGGTATAGCACCCGCTGCTCTCTGCTCATCATTACCTTCTGCAATCTTAATAGATGACATCAATGCAAGGTATAATGCTCTTTCTTTACACCATTTCTCAGTTGTATCTAATATCCATTCAAACTCAGATTTTTCTGTATCAATATTATTAATAGCTTTTACAATCTCTTGATGTTGGTCGTCAGAAATATCTTTTAACTGACCAACTTCTATTTCTAGTGCTTCTTTTGTAGGGATGGCACTATAATCTATAAAGTATTTAGATAAAACATTAAATAATTTCTTACCTGTGGTGTCTGCAAAATACTCTGACTTGATAAAAGGCATTGCTTTACGCACATACTCTTCATCAAGTAATAAATTTTTTATAACTAACTGTTCTACTTCGTTCATTTAGATTGTAACTGGATCATCATACTAAGTGTCACTCTTTTTTGTTCAACTGGTGGAGTGCTAAATTCCAGATAAGATGGATGCAATATTACATCACCTTCATTTAGGTATAATGACACAGCACTACCCCATTCGTCAAGACCAGGATTGAATATTTCAAGTAATGTTTTGGCAGGATGATAGTATACATCTGGACTAACACCCTCTATAAAATGTGTCAAAGTATAATGACTAGGAAGTGTATTACAATTACCTAAAGTTTCTCCTTTTTCTAATACACATAGTATTGAGTCTGTAATGATGCCTACATGAGTGTCTCCCAGACCAACTCCTTTTACAAACTCTTCTAAAACATCAGTATATTGTTGTGTAATCCATGCTTCCATGTTTGTAAAATTAAGTTTGAATGGAGATGGCATATTAAATTTTTGTTTATCGTATAAACTATTCGCCCATTTTGATATTTCACTATCGCTTATATTATATTTACGAACAGGACATGCAAATATCTCGTCTATCATGATCCATACTTATATTCTTGACCCGCTGCCCAGTCAAGTTTCTCCATTATTTCTTCTGTGAAATATTTTTCTGGATCCTTAAGTATTGCAGAAGGATATACACTGCTATTACCAACAACGATCCGATTTCCTTTACGCTCAAAAACTCCATACTTCTCACCCAACTCCAGTAGTCCGTAATATTTGTCAAGTCCCCTTGCATCAAAGTATAATCTTGTATCGACACTTGCATTCTCCTTTGTTAGACGCGACTTAGCAGCCTTTGCTTTGATAATATTTCCGATGACATCCTTGCCATCTTTCTCTTTTTTCTTTGAGAGATATATGATTGTACTTGCAGCATATTTGAGTCCGCTACCTCCACCCATTTCTTTAGTTGGTACATAGGCACCAACGACATCGTATGTGTGATTTGTAACCAGTAGTGGGACATTTGCTTTTCCAAGTTTCAATGTAAGAATACGGAAGATTGCTTTCACAACTTGTGCTCTAGTCATGTCACGAGTGTCTTTACCCTCTGCACTGTCTGCTAGTTCTTTAGATGTTGAAAGCATACCTAAAGAGTCTAACACAAACATCATAGGTTTGCGATCTTCTATCTTCTGTTCAAGATATTTATCTAATATCTGTATAGCATTAGTTCTAAACTCTTGAACTGTGGTGACAGGAACAAGTATCATACGTGTGCCATCTATACCACGATCATCAATCATTTGTTTTGTAACTGCTGCTTCACTCTCAAAGTAAACAACACCCGCATCTGGATTGTCATGTAGATAACTCTGTACAACACCTAGACAAAAGAAAGTTTTACCTGTACCACTCTCTCCTGCTAATGCTGTAATTTTATTACTGGGAATGCCTTTGTATATTGATCCTGATATTAATGCGTTAAAAATATATGATCCTGTATCAACAAAAGATTCAATGTCACCTACGCCACCTTCTGATAATAGTCCTGCGTAGTCATTGTCAATCTCTTTGACAATGTTTTTTAAAAATGATGATGTCATGCAAATAAGAAATCTAGATTAGCTTTTCTCTCTGTCTCCCATCCTATCACAGAAGTGATGATTTGTAAAGGATCAAGAAAAGATTTTTTAAATTGGGCATCACGATCTATCTGCCCTTCTAGTCCCAATTCTGTTGGGAATGTGTTAAGGAAAGAGATAACGTTTTCGTTAATTTTGTTTGGACGTCTAAGATGTAGATACTTAATTTTCTCACCCTCTTGTACTAGTGGATATTTGTATTCAAGTTTTTTCTTTTCGATATGAAAATTATAAAGCAAAGTTCCACGAACATGTAAAGGGGTGCCCTTTGAATACACGGTTGTTGACGCCTTGTATTTACGTAGTCCATTAACTGACCTCGGAAATGCAATGTCTTCTGGTGGTAAATCTTCAAATGTTTTTCTGAAACTATCTATAAATGATACCAAATCATTTTCTGTTCCGTCCATCATAATTTTGATGGCATCTTTTATAGCATTACGACATGGCATAGGTGTTGAAGACTTAACTGCTTCAATACCCATCATCTTGAGTTTAGGTTCGTGATATCTTACACCTTCACTATCCCATACATTGAGCATGTATCTTTTCTTTGCAGTCCAGATACCAGTAGAAGCGATGTTCTCTCGCTTCATAATCATCTTCTGCTCGTATGCATTTACATATGTGGCCAACGCTTCATAAGAACTAGAAATATATTTTTCAAGTTCCATCTCACACACCTTATTAAGGAAAGAGACGATGCTCGAATCATTTGCCTCTCTCCCCTCGAATACCTTTTCAACCAAATCACCCAGATTGAGGTAAATGCTATCAGTATCACTAGCAATGACATAATCTTTTTTCTCCGTTTTCAATATTTTGTTTAGATACGTATTCATCTTGTGTTCTATCCATCGGATAGACACCTGACCAGATAACGTAATCGCTTCAGCATTAATAATATTATAGTATCTAAAATACTGATTGCCAATAGCACCATATGCACTGTTCAATTGAATCTTACGTGCCATTTGAATATTATTATACTTACTTATGTTTTTTTCTAATTCTTTTGTGGGGGTTTTCTCATATTCCTGTTTGGCAAGTATCATCAACTTCTTAGATTGCACACGTTCATCGTATATTTTCTTCATCATCTCTGGTAAGAAACCATGAATGTCTTTACGATACATTGCACCATTAGCACACAGACAAAACTCTTTAGGAACCTCTACCTTCTGCGAGAGGATTCCATTAACTGTAGCGGATGGATGCCTCTTTTCAACGAGGGTCTCTGGGGAAATATTATACTGCATAATGAGATGAGGATACAGACTATTGAGGTCAAAACTAACCACCCAATTATAGCGTCCTGCAATCGGTTCTTTGACATATGCTCCTGCGTATTTTTCATCTTTGTCTGATCGTTTGCCTGGCGGAACAACAATACCTTTTTTGTTTAAAAAATTGTAGATCAGTGTATCCCACATTCTTACCTGATAATATACATCTTGCATATTAACCTTAGCGTCATATGCTAGGGCAACAGCAAGCTCTATCAACTTCATCTTTTCTTCTAGTCGTGAGACTAGTTCCACGTCAACGATGTTGTAGTCAATAAACTTCTGCCAATCTTTTGTATAAAAATCTTTGAAGTTTTCAAACTCATTGTGATCAACTTTTCTTTGACCAAGTTCTACAAATGCAATATGATCTAAACGATATGATTCTTGATTTGTATATGTGAATTTTTTATATAAGTCAAGATAATCAATGACACTTATCCCTGACATTCTGTAGAATATTTGTTCGCGTCCTTTTATTTCTACTTCTTCTCGTTTTACATGACCCCATGGTGACATGAGTTTCATTTCTTTTTCACCAAACAATCTTTCAAGACGACCACAAATATATGGTACGTCATATCCATCTACGTTCCAACCAGTAAGAATATCAGGAAAGTTTTGTATCCAGTAATCTAGAAAACAACGAAGTAGATGTTGTTCTCCATCACATAATATAAACTCTACATCATCACGTGTATTTTTGTATGGTCGAGTGCCAAATACTTTTAGTTTACGAGTTTGATAGTCCTGTACTGTGATACTGAGCATCTCCTCAGCACACTCTTTGACATTAGGGAATCCGTTCTCACATGCAACCTCGATATCAAGTGACATAATCTTCATACCCTTGAAGTCATAATCTACTTCATCAGGAAACTCTTGAGATATAAACTGATACAAATATCTGTCATAACCATGCACTTCAAAGTTTGGAACTTCTTTATACTGATCAATAAATTGACGTGCTTCACGCACAGACTCAAACCTTACTGGTTTTGCATACCTACCATCAAGTGTTTTCCATCTAGTTTGTTTTTTAGTAACGACAAAAAGAGTTGGAGAGAACTTAAACTTACGTTGAATACGTTGTCCATCTTCGTATCCAATGTAGTGTATGTTGTCTCCAACCAGTTGTACGTTGGTGTAAAAACTCATTTAGTAACTATCTCGTATTTCTTTTTCAATTCTTCTGTTGGTGTGACTATTGTAGCAATAGTTTCAGAATAAAGCAATACGTCAGTGTCTGTTGTGTAACGTGGCCATGGTTCTAACGTGCCATCTTCCTTAATTAAATAAGGATCTTGCATATGACAACTAGGTTCTTCATCCATTTGTTCTGCCATGGTGATAAGTTCAATACCACTCTTTAATATTATCAAAGCGATTTGCATAATGTTTCTAATTTGCGTAGGTCTTCTTTGTCCCAGATGTTATTGTCTTGTTTCTCGTAAAGATATACAGGAGCAATAGATTGTAGTTCTGGAATAAATGTTTTGGTAATTAGATTACCAATATACATCCTAGGTTTATATTCGTCAACCCTTATGTTAAAGTAACTAGGACCGTTGAACATAAGATGCTCAAATGTCTGTGTGCCACCTACAAATAATGGGAAGGGTTGTGGTACAAAATTCAGATCATATAGTGGAGTTTCTATGGGTTGATCAAATGATGCGATACCAACTTGACCATTGATTAATGCAGGGTAATCAACTAAAAATTTTTTTAAAATAACTGTCCCTGTAACCTCAATGAGTTGACTACCATGAAATTTGTGATCTGTTTTGTAAGACAGAATTAAATTATCATCAATGTCATATAACTTATGTTTCCTCATCGTCTAGTATTGCTTCTGCGTCTTTAAATATTTGTTCCATATCTAAGTCTTCATCAGTAACACCCGCAATGACATCTTCATGTGCCTTAAAATTTTTCTCGTATTGTTCTTCTTTTATTGCTTGAACATATTGTTCTGTAATACTATCCAGTGGTTCGTATGCTGTAATAACATGCCCTGCAGGAAGAAAGAAATCTTTGTCCTTACTTAGAGGTGCCCATGGAAACCATGATAATTGATATCCCTTCTCACGATTAAATACAAGTTCCCCTTCGTCAGATACAATATCTAAACGAAAAGGTTTATGTAACTTAAATCCTATAGATTCTTTAGTCTCAGGATCTGCTAACTCTTGTACCTCTGTAATTATTTCTTCGTTAGATCTTAATAATAAAATCTTTATACTCATTCTACGTTGCCACCCATCTTCTGTACGTTAGTAATATATGTATCACGAAGACTAGGAACTGGTTCTAATACAGTAACAACCATATTATGATTCAATGGAATCTTAACTTCTGGTGATAATGGACACCATGGTGAGTAATGAACTTTAACTTCTGGGTCAGTTACAATTCCTGTTTTATCTAACTTAGGTTGATCGTATTCAACTTTGTATGGATAGTTTGCAATGTATGCTTGTCTTGCACCACTTTCTTTATCAACTGCTTCTTGTAAATCGCAGATAATAGTATCTCCACTGAACATTACAACAACCTT